ATTAATTCTGTTTTCTAACTTACCAATATCACGCATTGTATAGCGTTTATTATCAACTTTAGTAATAGTTACGTTATTTGATGCAGTTCCAAATGTATATGGTTCCAGTGATAGATTATACATCACCATACCAATTGCTGGTGTTATTGGTTCGCCTGGAACAGTTGATGGCACACCCTGTATGTCAACTAATTTACCAGTTGGTTCCAGAACAATTTTATCTTTTCTAGCAAGGTAATAACTGTAATCTGCTTTGATATACTCTCCACGCTTAGGTAGAGATGTCATAGATGAACCTGTGCTTGTGAAGTTTTTAACTCCACTTCCAGTTGTCTTATTAGCAACACGTGGACGGAAATCGATAGAATCTCTTAGAGTAGCAGGAATCTGTTTATAGTCGATACCACTGTAAGAGTTAACATCAAAATAGTCACCCGCACCATGTTCAAAGTATTCGTATACAATTTGAACAGGGTTTGATGGTTGAGTGTAAGATGGTAGAAGATTTAATCTACCATAGTCATAGTGAGTCAAGCGCTGACCATTATCGAATTGATAGCGTTCTGAAATGTCTTGAGTATATTGTGCAGATGTTGGAGATCCACCAAAAGCAATAGATGGTGCCATCTTAATACTGATAATTCTGAATATGTCTGCTTTATCGAGTATAATTGATGCTTGTTGTGCGGCAGTCGCAGTAGTGAATGTTTCAGTTGCTTGTGTTAATGTTTTAGATTTTTCAAAACCAGAACCAGAACGAATAACAGCAGCAATAACAGTGTATGTTCCAGAAGAAGGAACAGTGATACTTACGTTAGAGCCTGAAACAACGATATTAGAAGATGTAATATTTACAACAGTTCCATCAGAGTCTTTAACTACTGTGTAGTTATCATTATCTGCAGCTGATGCAAATGTTCCTGATGTTGTTAAAGCAAGTGTAGTTGTAGAAGTATTTACACTGTTAAATTTAACATAGGCTGTATAATTTAAGTTGTTAACACCACTGTTACCTGCGGTTCTAATAGAACGAACAGAATTATATGCAAGTGGGAAAATCAAACTGTTTGCTATTGCTTCTTGCATAACAGTTGTAACTAATTGATACTTGACAGCACTAACTGTTACCGCACTGTCAACTGTTAGAGAAGTCTGAGAAGCGATTGCTGTAATTCTTCTGTAAGTAGTATCATTAATAAGGATATAATCACCAACTTTAAGGTCAGTTTGGAATGATGTTCCTGCGCCAGTTAAAGTTGTAGAAGCTGATGCTGTTACGTTACCAGAAAGGTTATACAATACTGGTTGAATATCAGCAGTGAAAGATGTCGCTGTAGATGAACCTACTGTATAGAAAGACTTAGCATTTCTATTAAAGTCATATCCAGATTTCATCTGAATATCGAATAGACCTAATTTATATTGAGAAGTAGATCCGTATGGTAGAATGTTATGCCACTCAATGAAACGAGCACGTGCTGTACCAATCAATGTAGCGTTTGGAACAGTCGATGCAGTTCCACGATATGAAGAACCAGTAATACCATCATAGATGTTAACTAGCGCACCAGTTTCAACTGGTGGTAGGTAGTTTAAATTCGTTACTAGAACATAGTTTCCAACGACTGGAGAAATTACAGAATCAATTGCTTGGTCATAAACTCTTGCTTTAGGTACTGTAACATATGTTGTAGCAGGGTTTTCAATTTCTGCACCAGAAACATATGCTTTACCTGCATCAATACCGATAGCAAGATTCTCTTCAGAACCATCTAATTTTATACCACGATTGTATACAGGATTCTCATCATACTGCCAGTTAACACCACTGTTACCTGGACCATCGTATGCAGTTCCTGAAGTGTGAGTTGGTGCAGTACTTACTGATGAACCACTATTTTTTGCTGTATATGTATAAGAACCATATGTTACAACATCACCAATTAAGTATGCAGTATTTTGAGTCCATGTTCCACGATTGTTGTTACGTGCCTCACGAACATCTACACTCCAACCATTTACTGTATAATCACCATTAGTGTCAAATGTTCTTCTCTGCATTTCATTTTCAATCTGAGTGTAGATTGTATTATATGCAGTTTCTTTGACGATTGTATTAACGACACCATTAGTTACACGAACCAATTCTGTAAAGTTCTGGTCGTCAGTAGATGTTAGACTTCTCTTAGATAAAGTTAAATCAATATAGTAACGATGTGCGCCTGGAGCAGCAAAGTTATAGCTGTTCTGAGCGTTATCCAGAAGTGTCTCATTATCTTCTGGAGTAATAATTTCTTCGCTAACATCCAAACCAACACGATATGATGGAGTTGCGCTGTACTTATCAAGTACAATAGATTGAGTATCACAAAGAACGAAGTGGCCATTAATATAATAAACACCTCGCTCTACTGTAGCAAGAGATCCTTTACCTGTTGCTGCAGTAGAAGCAGCTTGGAAATACAATCCAGTATCGGTGTGGATAACTTCGTTATTTGCGAATACCTTTTGTGTGGTATCAGATGTTGCAGAATTTAAATAACGAACATAAAGAGTTGTTGGATCTGTTTCTTCTGCACGCTGAGTTTTGATAACTTGTGCTTTAATTCCACTAGATCCTGTAATAACCAAACCTTGTAGAGAATCGATGAATGTAGCTACAGCTACACCATTATACATCGACTGCAATTTAACATAATCAACACCCTTTGTGGTATTGGTAATAGTCTCAACAGACACCTGACCAGGAACGACCATCGCACCTTGTTTAAAGATGTTGTCGCCATGGCGAGTGATTTGATTCTGAAGAATTGTTTGGAGTTGTGTTAACTCACGTGCTTGCACAGCAAAAGAAGGGCGAAACAGGATTCGATAGAATTTACTATCTTCATCGTAGTCATCATTATACGGTTCGGTATTAAAGTCGATCATTCTTTTTCTTCTTTATGTTAGTTACTATTATTTATTAGAATTTAATAACAGTTCTAAGGGTAACAGTTTGGTCTGCAGTTGGCGTAAACGCTTGCTTATTATCAATAAACAGTATGTGACCCGAATATTTATCTGCTGTTGGAGCAGTAACTCCAGCTGCACTAAATGTTTGTGCTATAGAGTTTAGGAATGTAGCACCAACAGTAGGAACAGCATTATCTATAGATTGTAGCAGACAAGATGTAGATGTCAATGCAACAATTCTGAATCTTGGACCAGTTAATGAACCAAGTCTAACTTCCATATCTTGTGTGAAGTTAACTGTGTTCATAGCAGCAGTAACGACATAGCAAGCTGACGCCAATGAACTCTTAAGGTTTCCGTAAGAGCCAAACTGTCTAGGATTCTTAATAATACCAAGTTGACGGAAGTCGTTATTTACATCAAATCCTTGGTTCTTATCTTTAGAGATATTAGTATAGAACATCAGTGTATTGGCAAACATACCAGTAATTGGATCTTTACCATGGCCACCATAAGGAGCACGAACTGCTCTCGCCTTTGCTCCATATCCAGCACCTGTTATGGTGACATTTGCCCAGCGATATCCAGTACCATAATCTACAACAGTTATCTTTTTAACAGCACCATTTTGAACAACTGCTACTGCAGACGCTCCAGTACCATCACCAGTTATAGTAACAGTCGGTGCAGAACCATATCCATATCCACCAGAGATAATTGGATAAGCCATAATACGTCCATCAGGTGTCAATAGTTCGGTGTTTGCCTGCAAAGTATTAATATCACCTGGAGACAAATCCGCAGTCAAAGTTGCAAGCGTTCCATCACCAGTCACAGTTAAGTTTGCATATGTATAACCAACACCACCATCATCGATCTGAACACCATAGATCTGACCATTATTCAATATTGGAATTAGTTTGGCTTCAGATTTTGTACCAGCAAAGTATCCAGTAGCACCTGCTCCACCATTAACAGGAGAGAAAGAAATTGATGGTAGTGAAGAATAACCAGAACCATACTTAAGGTTGGCAGTTCCAGTTGCTGGAGTTCCAGCATATGTCAAAATACATGTGCCGTTGGATGCTGCGCCACTTGTATGAGTTGGGTTTGTAGAAGAACTACTTGTACCTGCAGTTGTTACAGTGTAAAGACGAGTTGAATAGTAAACCTGTTGTCCTACTGTATATGCAGTATTATTAGTAAATAGCGTTCCGAATCTTACAGTTGGAATGGAAGTAAAGTTATCACCAGAGTTAGTTATGTATACTCTCTGTACAGATGTACCATTCATAATTGCAGAACCAACAAATCCAGTTCCACCACCACCGATTAAAGTCACCGCAGGAGCAGAAGTATACCCAGAACCTGCTGTGGCCATTGTAATATCGTAAATGCTACCATTGAGAGTAACACCAGTAACAACACCACCACTAGTAACTGGTGTTCCTGTTACTCTAGAACCAATATACTTTAAAGCAGCAGTTCCATTTGCAACAATACCTGATTTGTGGGTAGGAGCAGGTGTAGCAGTTGTTCCTGTGACAGTTGCGATATAAATGTTGTTATTGTATTCTACCAATTGTCCAAGAAGAATACCGACGTTTGGAACCCAAGTGTTCGCTCCATTGAATGGAGGAGACATAAGGCAAGTAGCACCATTAACATAACCAGTACCACCATTAGTTACGTTTACATTGGTTAATAGTAGTGGATCAGATGCTCTATATCCGTCACCAGAAACAGAAATGCTTGCTGTCGTGTAATTCTGTCCTGCGTTCTCAACGACTACGTTAAGAATCTCACCATCAGAATAAAACTGAGATCTCAATGCGTTAACGATAGGCATGTAGACATCAGTCAAGAATTTGTTACGCAAAGCGATTGGAATACTATACAAGTACTTCCACATGTATCCATCTGGCATAATAACTGGATCTACAACAGTACCGATTGGTTTGTAAGTAGAAACCGCATTATTGTTATTGTCTAGACATTTGTATACATTATACTCATCTGTCAATACATAACAGTTGGTATCTTCTAATCGTTGAACGCCAGAGTATGCTTTACAAATAACTCCAGTTGCAGTAGCACCTTCACCACCACCACCTAAAATTGTAACTGTTGGAACAGAAGTATATCCTCTACCACGAGAAGTTAAAGTTATACCTGTAACGAATCCATCTGTCAATTCAGCTGTCGCAGCTGCACCAGTACCGCCACCACCGCTAATAACTACAGTAGGAGTGTCTGAGTAACCATAACCACCAGAAATTAGGTTGATGCCCTGCAGCTCATCACTATACTGATCGTCATACATATCATAAATTGTGCCAGAAGCCCAATCTCTACGCTGAATGACGAAAGCCACGTCTGTGGACTTAATCTCCTTCATTGTAATTATTTCGTTGCGTGTTTGCAACTCATAGTCAAAACTATCAATAGGCAGCGGAGGAGTATCCGAATCCTGCCAAGAAAGAGTTTTTCCTAAGAAATAATAGTATCGTGATGTACGATTCTGAAGTTCATTATACAACCCCTCAGCGATAGAGTTGTGTAATGGTGATTTCAGTAGTGATGCCATTTAGATTTCCAATTTTAGGATACAGTAACTTTCCAAGTAACAGCGATAGAGTCACCAGCTGCCTTACTAACAACTGGGAATGTTGTACGACACATCATAGTTCCACCAGCACCACCTGCTGTAGCTGGGTTGAAAATACCTGCTTCAGTGATAGAACCAGTACCAGTACCAGCTGGGAAAGTTGCAGTAGCAGTAACTTCGTTACCAGAAGTACCACCAGATGAGAAGGAAGAAGTAGCTACACGACCAGCTTCAGAAATCAAAGCTGTTTGAGTAGCTGCTGGAGTTGTGGTTCCAACGCCAATAGCCATTGTATTCATAATCTGTGTAGTACCAGCAGTCATACGCTGAGCGATGTATGCTTTACCAACAGTCATAACAAGATTTTTTACGCTACGAGTGTCTTTAATTTTACCATCTTGTCCAGTAACTACAATCTCTACTTGACCGATGGCTTTGATATCATGTTCAGTTATATTCATAAAAATCTCCTATTGAGTAATTTGTTTAAACACCAGCACCTGTAAAGGTCTGGTATCCATATGCTTGTCCAGATACGTATGGGACACCTACATATAATCCACCATCATGTAAGAAGTAATCTCCTGCAGCGTATGGATTAAGGTCTAATACCCCAGATTCACCAGAAGTTGGTAATGTAATATTATCATCTCCTGCGTATGTTCCAGTTCCGACAATATAGTACTGACTATTTAGGGTCGTTGTTAAAGCAAATGCAGGTGTTGTTCTATTTAGGTCAGTTTCGTTTGTGGCATCAGTATCTACCATCGTAGCAGTTTCTGCGTCTGTAGATGTTCCATTCGCCAAATAATGACCAGAACTCAAAACCTTATCACTATTAATTACTGAAAGACCAAGTCTAACACCAAGTGTTCCACCATAATCATCTTCTGAGATGATGGTTGTATTGTTGTCTAATACGTTATCATAATTAAAAGTTGTATTATACAGTAACTTTGAAACATCTAAAACAGGAAGAGTTCTACCCAAATCAGCAGTATAGCCGACTTCAGTCATTGTAACTGATTCATCATCAGTGGTAGTTCCATCATTAATAAAGTGACCAGCACTTAGACTCTTAGAAAAATTGAATATCTCTGCACCTAAACGAGTGCTACTATCTGCATATGTAGCTGTTAACTCGCTTGGAGTCACGTCTTGAGATTCAGCAACTAAACCATAGTTTAGTGTAGTACTATTGATAGGTTTGGCTATATCAAAATAAGGCAGTGTTCTTGTTAAACTATCTGTATATCCAACTTCTGTGATAGTTACAGATTGACCATCTGCAAAATTATCATAGTTTAATGTGGTCTCTTCGATTGGTTTAGTGTAATCTAAGTACGGAACAGTTCTGGTGAATAGAGTTCCAGTTTCATCCTTAGGTGCGAGAGAATCGTTTACAGTTACGTTTAGAATCTTCAACATAGACTCTAAAGTAACTCCGATGTCAAATTCATTACGAATATCATACTCACCAAAAATAGCCATACCAGCTGGGTGAACTAGGTTCTTAACAGCAGTCTTATATGCATCTAGTGCTTCGTCAATCTTAATAACGTAAGAATATGCTTGGTAGTAACGACTGTCTTGAATATAAATCGCATCATTCAAGAATCCATCGTTATTAACATAGTATCCTGGATACTTCGCCAATGGACCAAGAGTAACTTTAAGAATAGCTGGTTCTGTTAGAGAAACTTGAGAGTCTACAGAACTAATACCGAATTCACGAACAACCAAACCAGCATACGTACCATCGATGGCTGGACCAGCTGCATAACTAGGATCTGTGGAGACTGCATTGTTATAGTCTGCAACGCTGAATGTACCAGTTTCAGCGAAACCATCCATACCTTCGGTGATGGTCAAATTAGTTACAGTGTTTATACCAACAATAGTATCTACACGACTAATAACTGTACCTGCAGTACCAGCTACATCCTGTCCGCTAGTCGCAGAAATTGTAGTTGTAAAGTCAGTTGTGTAACCGATACCATACTTAATGAATACACCTGAAGCGATACCACCTGTTGAAGTAACGCTTGAAACTTTTAGAATGGATCCATATCCATCAAAGTTTCTGATGTTATAAAGATCACCAACCTTAAATCCAGTTCCTGGCTGCTGAATGATAACATTCTGTGTAGTTGTTAAAATCTGTCCGTTAAAGAAAATTCCATTAGCATCATCACGATAACGCAATCTATCACCAACAGAAATATTACCGAAGAAACGACGATCGATGAAGAATTCGTAAACTGTATCAGAAACTCGAACAGCACGATCAACTTCAACCTCAACATACTGGCGACGATCAACTAGAACACGAATAATTTTAGTAGAAGTTACAACGTCTACTAACTTACCAATAATATCGTTGGGATTACCTTGAAGAATTTTAACGAATACAGATACGTCCTGATTCCACTTACCATCAGATGCACGCAGCATCTGTTTTGATGGGTAATCTAGTGT